AACCAATTGTATCTCGAAGATGAAGTTGATTTCCAATCCGATAAGGGTGAATTCAATATCTCTGCCGATGACTACAATGGTCCAGTAAGTGATATCAGTCCTAGTGCAGATCCTAACATCATTAGTGATAGTCAGAAGATGCAACAGGCACAAGCAATCCTACAGTTAGCTACTACAACTCCTGGCGTTAACATTCGTCAAGCGCAAATCATGTATGCTAAAGCCTGGAAGGTTGCTGAGTTAGAATCATTGCTGCCGGATCCAAAAGGTCCTAATGCAATTAAACCAGCTGTACCTGAGAAGTTACAAGTTGAGCAAATGAAGTCCCAGATCAAACAAGCGGACCAACAGTTGCAGATGAAACTTGGTGTATTGAAGCTTATGGATACAGCTAAGCTGAACGAAGCTAAGATTCACAAGTTAGAGGCAGAAGCTTTACTGGCATTAGAGACAGCTGGAGGTGTTCGTACAGGACAAGAAATCCAGTTAATCAATTCCCAGATTGCTGCAATGAAAGCAAAGAACGAAGGCATTATGTCTTCAGTCGAGCTTATGATGAAGTTAACGGAAGGTGAAGACACACCGTCGGAACCAACAGGAGAGTAATTTGAGCGTTGTAACAGAACCGGAATTCCTGGACTGGAAACAACATCCGATCACGGGGGCCTTCATGAAGGCTCTCTTTAATGATCGAGAGTATTTAAAAGAGATGCTAGTAGGTGGTACAGATGACGACAGTAATGTTCGTGGTCGTATTGCAGCTGTTGGTATGATCCTTGCTCTTGACTATGAAGGTCTGATGGAAAGTTTAAGGGGAGATAGATGAGTAATACTACAGGGATAACACCTTTATTAAATCGAGTACTGATTAAACCAATGATTGTAGTTAATAAAACAGCAAGCGGTATCATAGTCTCTACAGAGGGTATGAGTGAACGTGAGCAGTTAGGTAATACAACCGGTGAGATCGTAGCTGTTGGCCCAGAAGCCTTTAGTAGCTATGCTGAGTGTCCTGTTAAACAGGGTGACAAAGTAATCATGGCTAAGTATGCAGGTTTAATGTACGTCGGTAAAGACGGCGCTAAGTATAGAATGATTAACGATGATGACTTGACTGGTATCTTAGATCCAGACATGGACTTAGTTGATCCACATTTAAGTAAGGGAATAAGATGAGTGATGATGTAATTGACAATCAACAAGAGCCTAGCAACGTTGAACCACAACAGACTTCCAACACACCTGACTATGCTGCTGAAGCTGGCGCACAGGGTTGGGTTGCAAAAGAAGACTATCGTGGTAATGAATCTGATTGGGTAGATGCTGAAACCTTTGTCCGTCGTGGCAAAGAGATTATGCCTATCCTTAGAAAGAACAATGAGAAGCTGCTCAAGGAACTTAAAGAGGCACGTAGCATTGCTGAAGAAGCAAGATCTACTGCACGTGAGTTCCAGAAGTTCCAAAAGGAACAGTATGAACGTAAGGCAAAAGAACTGGAAGGTCAGTTAGTTCAATTGAAACAAGCAAAGCGGGATGCAGTCTCCAGTGGAGATGGTGATCGTGTTGTTGAGATTGATGATGCCATGGACTTGATTAAACAGGATGTAGTTGAGGCACGTGCCGAAGCTACTCGTGAACCAACCCCAGTAGTACAGTCTCCACCGCAACCAGATGAGAATCTACAAGCGTGGTTAGATCGTAATGACTGGTTTGGTCAAGACAAACGAATTACAGACATCACAAATACAATTGGTAAGTCTATTACCGAAGAGTTCCCTACCCTTAAAGGTAAGGCATTCCTAGACAAGTTAGATGAAGAATTAGCTACCACGTTCCCAGAACGCTTTGGTAAAAAGAAACGATCTAATCCTATGGATGGATCTGCTGCTACGACAACCTCTGGTCGTCCTAGCTCTGCTAAGAAATCATATGAGAACCTACCTACAGAAGCTAAGGCCGCTTGCGACCGTTTTCTTAAGCAGGGTTTAATTAAGAGTAAAGAAGCCTATGTCGCTGAATACGACTGGTCAGAATAAACAAGAGAGAAAGACAATCATGGCAACAGATAAAAAACTAGCAGTCGGTGAGTTTATTAATCCAAATACAACCACTGTTAAGGAACAACAAGAAGAAGTCAAGACACCCACTGTGTCTAATGAGAAACCGGTACGTCGCAATCGTGGGGCGTTTAACGGGACACGTGGTAAGTTGCAAGTAGGAAATCTTATTACAGGATATCACTTGTACTTCTTTAATGATGAGCCGGGTCGCATTCAAGCGGCTCTTGACGCTGGCTGGGAATTTGTCTCTCCCTCAGAGGTAGGATATGCTGCATCGAACGTTACAAATACAAACGTCGATCTTGGAGATAGAGTAAGTGTTATTGGTAGTAAGAATGATATGGGTCAACCAGTCAAACAGATCTTGTTAAAGATCAAAGAAGAATGGTGGGACGAAGATCAAGCTGATATCCAATCACGCAATGACAAAACAGATGCTTCCATCCGTAGAGGTAAAGGTGGTTCCGGAGTTGATACCACTGGCTTCTATAATGCAGGCATTAAATATTAATACTAATCTTATTGAAAGACTTTAAATGGCAAATACAAACGCCCCTCGTGGTCTAAGCCCAATCGGTACTATTACCGGTGGAACTTGGAATCAGCAAGGCCAAACGTTCGCTATCGCTACTGATGCTTCTAACACATACGCCATTGGTGATGTTGTAAAGCTCGCTGGTGGTTCTGATGCGTATGGTGTTGCATATGTAAACAAAGCAGCTTCTACTGATATTCCTGTTGGAGTTATCGTTGGTTTCCGTGTAGCGGATTCTGGTGTATCCCTTCAAGGTACTAACCTTAACCTAGCACAACTCTATCTCGGCTTAAGTGCCGGTTTACGTTATGCTGTAGTTGCAACTGATCCTAATATCATCTATGAAATTGAAACAGATGCTACTGGTGTTGCTGCTGCTAACGTTGGTTCAAATGCTGGTATGACTATTACTGCCGATCAAACTTCTACACTGTCACAGTCTAGTCCTTTGTCAAGCACAATTCTAGTTGCTTCATCTATTAAAGCTCAAGGTACTTCAGGTTCATTGGCATTACCATTGACAATTATCGGCGTATCGCAACGTCCTGATAACTCAGTTGGCGCCTATGATAATGTACAAGTTATCTTTAATCGTCATCAATATAAGCAAGCCCAAGGCACTGCTTAATAACTAGATAACAAAGGAATAAAAACATGGCAGGCGTAATCACAACCGGTACCCATCCTAAGGCCCTATGGCCTGGTATTAAAGCTTGGTGGGGCCAAGTATACGAAGAGCATCCAGAAGAATATTCTTCACTCTTTGATAAAGAATCATCACATCAAAACTACGAAGAAGATGTCCAGTTAACTGGCTTTGGACTCGTTCCACAAAAAGCTGAAGGCGCTGGTACTACCTACGATTCAGAGATTCAAGGTTTCACAACCCGCTACACACACATTGCATACGCTCTTGGTTACATCGTAACTAAAGAAGAGTTGGATGACAATTTGTATGAGCAAGTCTCTAAGAAGCGTTCTGGTGCATTAGCAATGTCTTTCCGTCAAACGAAAGAAAACGTTGCTGCTAACATTTACAACCGTGCATTTACTACAGGTACCAACCTACAGTATGCTGGTGGTGATGGCGTAGCTCTTTGCTCCACAGCACATCCTAATACTTCTGGCGGTACATTCGCTAACAAGTTAACAGTTGATGCTGACCTCTCCGAAGCTTCTTTGGAAGATGCAACAATCGCTTTGATGGGCTTCCAGGATGACCGTGGCCTCTTGATCAATGTAATGCCTAAATCATTACACATTGCTCGTCAAGAGATCTACAATGCTGGACGTATCCTTAAATCAACTAACCAACCTACCAACGGCAACAACGATTTAAACATCTTGCGTGCTAACAATGTATTCCCAGGTGGTGCAGTTGTTAACCATTACTTCACATCTCCTCATGCTTGGTTCATCCGTACTAACGTACGTGATGGTATGAAGTATTATGAGCGTGTTGGTGTACAGTTCGATCAAGATAATGATTTCGATACCATGAATGCTAAGGCAAAAGGTTACGAGCGTTATTCATTCGGCTGGACCGATCCACGTGCTATCTTCGGCTCTAACGGTCCGTAATAGTAAGTAATTAAGATGAGGGGGTCAAAAGCCCCCTCTTCTAGTTTCACCCCACAATATTAATTAAAAGGATTTATAATGGCCTCTTTATTTCGTGATACAAAACTAGGACTAGTTAAAAC